GTTTCAAGAGTTAGAGCTTTCATTAAGTCATCAGAAACATAAATTTTAGCACCAATACGTGAAGTAGGTTGTAATTCAAATACTGCAGTAATAAGGTCAGTTGAATCAACAATACCTGTAGCAGCAGAAGGATAAGATTTAGTTGCAGTATCACCAAGAATACCTTGAGGTTGACCAGTTCCAGAACCGTTAACAATTGCACCTTCAATAGCTCTACCAAGACGAGTACCTAAAGCACCTGCAATGTAAGACTCAAGATCAAAGAAAGAATCTTCAATTAGTTCAGTTGATACTTCAATACCTGTAGCAACTTTAAAAGCGCCCATTTGTTTTGTAGCAGTAGTAAAATCAGCTTTAGTGATTGAGCCTGCTTCAGCAGTCCATACACCAGAGTTAGTTGTGTCATTAATTACTGGAATAGAAAGTGTTCCATTATCTTCAGTAGAAATGTGACGAGCTGAACTATTTAGCATACCGTATTCTAAAATTGTTTCTTGAAGTTCTTTTAAGAAATCATCAGGAACAACATCACCATTAGCACCAACTGTGTTAGCACGTTTTTCATATTCTTTACCAGTGATAGCACCACGAGTATATTCAGCAAATGCACCTTTAAGTTCATCTTTAGCTACAATAGCTTTTTCTGATGCTGGTTTAGCACCTGCAATAGCAACTGAACGTAATTCATTGATTGCTTCAACTTCCATATCAATTTTAGAAATTTCATCTTTGAAAGACTTGATTGCTGCTAAAGACTTTTCAGTCATTTCTTCACCACGTGCTTCAACAATTGATTCCATTGCTAATACTTTTTCTGCTCTTACTTCTTTTAATTCATTTAATGTCATTATAGACCCTTTATTTTTTTATGCTATTTAATATAGCTTGTGCTTCATCTAACATATCGTTAACTGTAAGCTCTTTTTTCTCTTTTTCAAGACGACAATCTCTACATTCTGTTAAAAAATCTGCTGAACGTGTGTTTACAAAACTTTGTTCATAAGCAGGTCTTGACACGATTGAAATCTCACGAAGTTGACCGATTTGTGTAACCGTTCTAACTTCTGGAGATGCCATAACATTCCAAGTATCTTTTTCAACTGTAAAGCCAAAACTCATTGCTGAAAGATCACCACGTTTGATAAGTTTATATGTATCCTTACCTAACTGTGTATCCGCCATTTGAGCTCTAAAATATAAACCTTTATCTGTTACTTCTAAAGACATAGTATTTGATTTAGTATTAGCAAGTATCTTATCAACATTATGTTGGTAATATAAATGTGTATCTGTTAAATCTACTCCATCTAAAGCTGAGCGATTAATGATTTCTTGAAAACCATTTGAACCACCAAGTGTAACTGAGGTTTGTCCAAAAACAATAGCATAACCACTTATCTCTAAGTTTTCATCTCTTGTTTCAATATCAGTTAATTCTGAAAATCTAATTTCATTCATAGTTTACCTTTTTGTTATAGCGTTTTTACGGGCTATTTAACCGAGGGTAGTTACACCTTGCGGAGCTCTATTGCCTCATAGTAATCTATTTATATTACTTAACTACTTCTGCTTCTAAAGAAAATTCATCATCATCTTCTGTATCTGCTTCTGAATGTTGAAATTCACTATTTTTAGAAACAGGATTTTTTGATGCTGAACTATTAACTTTAGTATTACTTTGTAAGTGAATTGTAAATAGTGGAGCCGTACAACCCATCATTAAAATAGTTAATATAATAACAGCAAAAATATCATTTACTATTTCTTTAACTTTCATCTCATTCTTCCTAACTTAGATTTAAGTAGTTGAATTTCTCTTTCAACATCTTCTTTAGTATCTAAACTTCTTTGATTAGGATTTGTGCTTTTAACTGAAGCATCAGTAGCTGGAGTAGCTACTCCATTTGTATCATCAGTGTTTTTAGGAGCTTCTAATTTTTTAGGTTCATCAGTTTTAAGTTTATCACCACCTGGTAATTTCTTATATCCATATAATTCACGTGCTTCATTACTTGTAATGATACCTGTATTGTTAAGTAAAGAAACTGTTTCAGCTCTTTCTTTAGAAGGTGTTAATTTGAATCTATCAGCTCTGAATTCTAATTTCTCAGAATTTCTCCAAGTTGGTATTAATTTCATTGACATCTCTTGAGCTATCATTTCTAAAATTGGGTTGATTGTAAATTGAGTGTAAATTAATGCTTGTTGCTCAGCATTTTGATAAGTAGCATCTGCAGTTCCTAACATAGTTAATGGAACTCCATAAATTTCAGCAATATCAGCTTTACTCATTTTACGAGTAGCAATATAATCTGCATCTAGTGGAGATATTACTTTCATTTGAGTATAAGTCATACCATTACTTAAAACAGGTGTTCTACCTGCTTGTGAAGCACCACCAAATTTCTTTCCAAAATTAGAACGAAGTTCTTCAACTGTTTCTTTGTTAAGATTTTTATCTGTTGTGATAATACCACTAATATTAGTAGCATTATCCATAAAAGTTTTATTATAATCTTGCATTGAAGATGCTGCATCAAAAGTTAATCTATGAGCACTTAATGGAGATAATCCAGTATAACCATTTTCTGTAATATTTCTGAAGTGTAATACATCTTCTGGAAATAAAGAAAAACTTTTTCCTCTTGAAGAAAACTGGTAATAATGAGATATTGGACCAGTTAATGTTTCATAAATTTGAACTTGGTCTTCTGGAACATAAAGAAGTTCAATTGGAACTCCTCCATCTCGAATGATAATGGCATAAGCATTACCTTGACCTACAACTTGATTAGTCATATTCTGCATAAATTGGAAATAAGAAACATTAGGTTCTGGGTTCTTTAACAGACTTGTTAGTCTTGAACCTTTTAATATTTCTTCACCTTTATCCGTATCTCTAATATTTTTCATATCAGTCATTGCTACAGTATTTGCTAGTAATCTAATACAAGCATAAGATGTAGAAATTCCATAAACATCTTGGGCCTTTAATCCTGCCGTAAATATAGAGGGCACTGAGGCTGATGTAACAGCTCTTTCTTCTACGACTTCAGTAGGAATACTATCTCTAGTATCTACTTTACTCGACTTAAATAGGTTCCACATTTGTGTCCTTTAATATTATTCTTATTGTATTTATATTTAAAGAAGATAATGTAAACAGTTTATGTTTTAGACCCAAATTAGCTCTGAAATCTCTTCTTCTTCACTAAAGTGGGGAATTAAAACTACTAAACTGTTTAGTAAACTTGCAATACCATCAATCTTTTTGTACCTATCAGATTTATCAATTTTCATATTACCATAATCATCATAAGTTACCTTGAAATTACTAGCCATCCAATTTAATGCTGGATTAAAATCAATTGTTATGTTTTCTGAAATAATATAATCAGCTAGCATTTGTAAAGGTTCAGTTAAAGTCATATACCCCTGCTTAACAGGTTTGTTAAATTTAAATCCTTGTTTATTTTCTAAATCAGCAATTATTCTATTTGCCCTGTATTGATCATAACCGTGTTCAACATTTATACCCATATCATAAGCTTTATGAATTTCAGAAGCTAAATAATCATAAACTAAATCAAAGTTAATTACAGACCCTTTTGTTGTTGAAACATAATCTTGACTAACCCATTCTTTTAATGGAATTTTAAGTTCTTTTTCTCTTTTGTCTAAATGAAACTCTGGAATAAAGAATTTTGTATAAACGTAAATACTATTATCCTCAAATAAATAAGTGCTTGTAACAGATGTCCAGTCATTATTAACAGATAAATCCGTTCCTAAACCTACATAAATTGCTTGACTTAAATCAGGTTCTTCCTTAACTGTTCTACCTTTCCAATTATCTAAACTTATTATACTTTCAGATTCTGCGACAAACTTATTTAAATGCTTAGTTAGGTAATTAACTAAACGGTCTGGTCTTAATTCAGCATCTTCTGATTCTTTTTGAAGATAATCAACAGAAACTGAGACACCAAAGTTAGGATTAGCTGCTCTCCAAGCATCTTCAGAAAATGGATCTTGATCTTTAGTTGGTTCACAAATAAAAGCAAAATAATTATCATCTATTAAGTCACCATTAAGTATTTGACGAGAATGTTCTACTTCTTGAACTAATGGAGATCCTAAATTAAATCCTGCAGTGGAAATAATCATTATAAAAGGTTGAGATCTTGATCCCATTGATGACTTAACAACATCTAACATTGCTGAGGTTTTATGACCGTGGTATTCATCCACAATTCCAAAACTATAATTAGCCCCATCTTCAGAATCTGAGTCCCTTCCTAAAGCAGTAAAAATAGTTCCATCTTCAAGATATTCTAATTCACTTTGATGTATTCTAAATTGTTTCTTTAAATCATCGTGAGATTTAACCATTGACCTTATACCTTTCCAGGCAATTAACGCTTGTGCTCTTTTAGTGGCAACACAAACAATTTCACCTTGAGGTTCAGATCTTATTAACATATCTGCTAAAGCTATTCCTGCGGATAAAAATGTTTTACCATTTTTTCTTGCCATAAAATAATTTCCAATTGAAAATCTTCGAACCCAATTACCTTTTGAATCTTTCTTTTCCCAACCCATAGAAATACCAACTACTGCTTTTTGCCAGTCTTCCATAATGAAATGTTTACCAGCAAATTCACTACCTTTAAAATGCTTCATTGAAGACATTACTAAGATGTAAACATCAGCTATTTTTTGGTTAAATCTAAAAGTATCATCCAAACGAGATAAATCGTCTAAATGTCTTTGAAATGTTAAGTGATAAAAATATTGATTAGGCTCAGCTAAAAGTTTTTTACATATATCTTTAGTTGTCATTTTTATTCCTTATATAAAATATTGAGGAAACTGTTCTTTTAAGTCTTTAACTTCAGAAGTTAACAATTCAACATCATCAAGTAAATACATTACTTTTCCATTTAGATTTACTTCAATTAAGTTAATTTTTTCAACAAGTGTTCTTATAGTGTTTACTGGTTCAATAAAAGAATGATTTGATGATACAGTTACCATTTTATTCATTCATTAATTCTTGTTTGATTAAATCTTGAATACTTTTTTCTTCTTGGATATCTTTAAATGCTTTTAGTTTAGCACGTTGAGTTGGACCTAATCCTAATTGCTTTTGGAAGTCCATAACAAACTTTAGGTGGCGTTGAGCTTTCATATGATGAACAGTCTCTTCCATTTCATCTAAAGATAATTCTAATTCATCTTTGTAAAGTTGATATTGAAGTCCACAATCATTAAGCATTAATTCAGTGTCTCCTTCTAAATACAAATTTAGATCTTTCATTTGAGTTTCTAAATGCTCAACGTAGTCTTGTCCTATTTCATTTAATTCTAACATATTTTTCCCTTTTATGTGTTGTATTATTGTATTGTATTTATAATGATTTAATATCTTTATTTTTTATGGAATTCTGTGGCTTGCTTCGTGAAATGAGATTTCCTACAGATCGGTAAGGATTTTTTATGAAATTTTAATTCGAAAAAAGTGTTTTTTGGTGGGATATACAGGAAAGAGCCGTAGTTATTTACGATAATTAAGTATT